TGTAAACGAGCCTGTAAATTACCGCCATCAAACCATTCACATAATAATACACCCGCAGTTGTTATAAATATGTAAAACAAATCTTGAGTATTTGCACCTGCCGTCAATACTATTACACCACTTGTATCAGAAGTAGACAAATTTCCTTCTATATAAAATGAGCCTTTAGAATCTGCAATAACATTGCTTACATCCGAAAGAGTACAATCATCTTTTACACGACTCACACTACTCCCATAGGTAGGGATGTAGGATGTTGCGTAGGATGCTGAAGCCTCACATTGTGCGCCATAGAAATATCCATAAGAGTTTATAGGCGAACCTATAACACCATCACCACTTGATATGTTTATACGAACACCGCTTGTTGTATTACCACCGCTCCAAGAAAAAGAACATCTGTACCAACCATTGCCGTAGTCCTCAATAGTCGCATCTACTTTTGTATATCCGCTACCAAAGTTTGTTGTTGTTCCAACAGCACCTGTCGCAAGATTAAACCATTGTCTGCGACCATTCGCTGAAATATCCCAAACTAATGCGTGGCAGTAATCTAAATCTCCTTTCTTCGCAAAGAATGTAAATGTCCCACTTGTAGAACCTAATGTAACATTGTCTTGAGCATAGCTTTCGGATGCATCAATAGATAGCATTTTAGATGCGTTGTAAAGTCCTTCTGGACTTAATGTCTCGCTTGTGTTGGTTACAAAACCACATCTTGTTCTTGACCAATCACTACCACCATAATACTCTGACTGCGTTACCAAGTTCGTTCTCTGCGGCTCTAACAGGAGCGCAGGACACGAACTATCCGTATAATCTAATCTTGGTACATTATCAGTAATACCTCCCTCTACGGCAGTAGTAGTCGTTTCTATGTAGTCTCTTGCTACAAGTCCCTGCTCAAGTTGGGCATCTTGGATGTAGATGTTTTCATTTGTTGGAGATAAATTACCATCGGCTAACGCAATATACATTATTGCATATTGTAATGTAGGTCCACTTGTAGTAGCAGAACATCTGTACCAACCTCCACCTACATCTTCAATGTCTGCTGCAATACAACCTCTATTTATACCAATAGTACCATTAGCTAAATCAAAGTATTGTTGGTCATTAAAACCACTTCCTGTCAGTCTTAACATAATCCAATCAGCAGTTCCTGCTTTAGCATAAACGGATAATGTTACAACACCATTTGAAGAATTTGTTTGCTCAATACGAGCAAAATTCGCTGTCGCTGATAATAACCAAGCATCACTTGAACCATCATAACCATTTTGACCGCCTGTCATAGTTGCAACAGGCGCAGACCAAGAAGAACTGAAATTACTCTGCAACAAGAGGTTTTGAGTCTCCTTCTCTATATTACCATCTTCATTAACTCTCGTAGCAGCACTTGAACGAGTGAAAGTAAAATCACCATCACCACTAACAGGCTTCTGCGAGTAGACCTTTCCTGTTTTAGTTCCGCTTGGTATAAGTACCAAACTTGATTTGTCGTATATATTACTCATATCTTATGCCGTTAATGCTGCAAGTTCAGCGTTTGTTAATCGTGTCTGGAATATCACGGATTGTTTTACATCGGCACTATGTTCAAAAGAAGGTCTTGAAAATCCTACTTGAGATAACGCAGGTATGCTCACGCTTGTATCACTTCCTTCATTAACTCCATTCACATACATTACCACATCGTTTTCTGCATAAGCAACCGCTACCTTGTAGCGAGTTCCTGCAACCATTTGTAAAGCGTTTATAGTGCCTTGTGAAGTGCTATTAAATACACGAGCATAAAGGCTCTTATTGTATCCTCCAATAGTAATGTAATTGCTTCCAATAGCACCTAAAATCATTATACTATAATCTACACTTGTAGGGTTTCCATTAAACACAAAATCAACAAGCATAGTTCCTTGATTCTGCCCTATCAAATTACTTACCGAAGTAGCAAGACACGAATCAAAAGACCTCGTTACACTTGAACCATATGTTGGTATATATGAGGTAGGGTAAGAGGCTACTTCAAGCTGTCTTCCGTATAGATATATACCACTTACATCATCTCCAATATATTCATCTGCACCATAAGTTGTAAGTGTTGCATTAACATCATTTGTTAATGAAATGAGGTGATAAAAACCATAACCGCCATATGGCGTAAAGGTAATAGAACATCTGTACCATCCATTTCCATAATCTTTTATATCAGTAGTACATACTAATTGCGCTCCTGCTTGTTGCGGTGTTTTAGCAACGCCATTCTGCAGGTCAAAAACACAACCTGTCCAATTTGTTGGCGAACCTGCAACATTTAGAATCAAATGGTTTCCGTTGTATTTAGCAAAGGTGCTAAAGGTTCTTGTGTTTGTGTTTGGAATACTAATTAACGGAGAAATAGTAACCTCGTGAGAACCATTTACAGAAGTAGCAACAACCGATGCCGCATTATTTACACCCTCTGGAGAAACAACTGAATTTTGAGTTATGTTTACACGAGTAGCAGCAGGATAATACTCACTATATGGAATAACATTCGTCCTACTCGGTTCTAATAAAAGAGAAGGACACGAACCCGAATAGTCAAGGCGAGGCATATCCTCCAAGATACCTGCTTGTGCAGTAGATGCTCCTGTTTCAATGTAGTCAGTTGCTACCAAGCCTTGCTCTAATTGAGCGTCTTGGAGGTAGATAGAGCCGCTTGTCGCTCCTGTTGTATTGGTTTCGGCAGGATATATGCGAACTTGAGAAATAGTTACATTGCTTGTGATTGACAATTTATACCATCCATTTCCTGCCGATTCAATTTTACTATCTATAGCACCACCTATTGCGCCTTTTTCACCCGTTGATAGATTAAAGAAAGCATAAGGATTACTACCGCCAATGTGTTGTATTAAAGCCCAATCCGAATCATTGGCTTTTGCATATACGCTTAATGTGTTTACTCCGCTTGATGAAACCGATTGCTCCATTCTACCATTAGCAGAAACTTTTGTGATTAACCAAGCATCATTGGTACCATCGTAACCTGCTTGACCATTAACATCAGTTGTTCCTGCATTTATCCAAGGCGAAGTATCAAACTGATTTGATTGCAGCAAGAGATTCTCTCTACCCTTCTCAATAAGACCATTAACATCTACCCTCGTAGCAGCAAGATTTGAACCCCTACTAAAAGTAAAGTTACTGCTTGTACTTGGAGTAGTCCCGTCAACACCATCGTTGTTGTCCGTAGCATCGGGATGTACTATAATATTCTCGTCAGCTAATGGCTTAACCGTATGCAGTTCCCCGTCCTTATACAAGGAAGGAACCATAATTAAACTCGCTAAATCTTTTAAGCTACTCATAATAATGCGTTAAGTTCTGTTTCTACACAATTCAATGCTTCTACTGTACCACCATCACCGCTTACTCTTGCATCGTATCTACCCGAGTATAGTCGTGCATCTGTAATGTCTGGGAATGCGTTTAACGCAGTCTGTAGGCAAGCCTTTCCTTCAAAGGTAACGCTGTTTAGTTTAGCATACTCCTCAAGGTTTGTAGTTGAGGTATTGCTCGCATCAAATAGTTCTGACTCTTCTAATTTATACCAAGCCTGTAGTCCGCTTTTTTCTGTAGTAGCTAAAGCATTGTAGCCTTTCCACATCACGGAATTAATCTCATCGCTTGAAAGTGCGCGGTTCCAAATCGCGACGTTGGCGAGGCTCCCATCATAGTAACCATAAAATGCTGAAGAGTCTTTTCGCGCGCCAATGTTTATTTTTTCAACAGAAAATTCAAGAGGAGTAGAGTAATTTGTAACGGGGACACTTGAGCCGTTTAGATAAATAGAATAAACGGCATTAGATTGAGTGATTGCAACGTGATTCCATCCCGCTGGTATAGCGTTTGAATCAGTTGTCAGCCATCCAATTCTCCAAGGAGATGGCGTTTGCGCCCCTAAAGATATTACTTCGTTAGAAAAGCTACCTGTCCAACCACCTAAAGCAACTGAAAATTCGCCTACACCAGCTTTAAAATCTAACGGATAAATTCCAGTTGTGCTTGAATTAGTATTAACATCGCGATACATCCAAAACGCAACACTTCCAAATGTTTCGTTTATTGACTTATTCACATCAATATAATCACTCGTGCCATTGAAAGCAGCAGTACCACTTACAGGAAAAGTTAATTTCGGAGGTGTTAAGAATCTATTCGCCATAACAAGTCCATCCTTTACATAGGTTAGTAATGTATTGCCCTTTGAAAGGACGGTATTTAGTAGTCCTAACATAGTTCATTACAGTGCTTTATAAGCCAATACCTTGCCCGATACACAAGATACGCTATCAAATTTACCGTAGATGATTGTACCTTCACCAATACCAAGGTTTGTTAACGCATCACCTACTTGGGTAGTAGTCGTAACGACAGCTCCCTCAATCGCTTGGATAGCTCTAAAGCTCTCACCTGCAACAGAGGCTTCTCCAACCTCTAATAAACGGAAGCCATAGTCACCCGTAGCTGACTGGTAGAAGTTCCCTTCTTTAACAATAGTTTCGTAAGCCATAATATATTATATAATTTTAATCGTGTAGTTGTAGGAAGAATACTAATCCGTCTCCCTCTATAGAATTTACAACCGAACCGCTGTAACCACCTCTAACATAAAGGTAGTTCTTCTCTGTAGAAGGAGTCGTTACCGCATCCTTCATATATCCCGTTCCGCCGCTAATTAAGTAACCCATTAATCAAAAATGGTTTGGTCGCTAAACACCGCTTTATCATTGATTGCTAAAGAAGCAATACCACTTTCAGTATTTAGTGTTATATCAACAAAAGATTTATCCGATACTCCTGTACCGCTATTAGCGTTATAGTTCATCGTTAAGCCATCCATCCATCCACTGATAGTCACAGTGTCGTTGTTATGTAAAAGAACGCAGCAGATGTCCTCTCTGCGGCTCATAAGGTCTATTTGATTTACCTTGTTATCTACAGCAGGAGTCTGAATAGTAATATCAGTAGCAACAACACCTAATCCATTAGATGTGTTCTTGTTTTCTGTGAATGTTGTAGTACCGTCCTTTGTATTGTGTTCAAAGGTTACGGTGTTTAATGTGTCTACTTGAGTTACTTGAGTCTCATCCGTGGGGCTGAAAGTAATCGTCAAGTCTTTTTGTAATAATAGGACAGCCTTCTTGATACCACCTGTAACTCGTTTGTTACAATTGATATCAATATCGCTTAATAAGATGCTACAATTGAAAGCCATATATTTTTAAATAAAAAGGGGCGAGGTTTTCGCCTCACCCCCTTGTGTTAATTTACAAGATTGCTATTAAGCAGTTGCAGTATCAAACAAAGATTCAGTGATGCTGTAAGATAATCCAGCTTCCTCACCAGTCAAGGTTACTTGGAAACGGTTCTTTTCAGCACGACCAGTTCCAGAGTTACCATCAATAGTAGAAACATATAGACCGAAATCTAAACCACAAACGTGGTGAGTTCCAGCAGCAGTCTTAACGAAAGCTACTAATTCTGGTGCGCCATTAGACATTTGGTCTAAAGCAGTGATACGAGCAGCATCCATCTTTGGAAATTCTGCCGAGATAGTTGGAACAGTAGAGAAAGTTCCATCAGCGTTAGCGGTTTTAACTTCAGAGAATACAGAGAATCCATCTTTCAAGTTGAAAGAGAATTGAACTACATCAGAAGCAGCACCAGTTGCAGCAGATACCACACGAGTAGGAGCGTCAGAAGTAAGGACAGCGATTGCAGCAGCACGTGAAGAAACGTGAAGCTCTACAATACCACCAATACCTAAATCATCACATCCGTAAGTGATATCAGCAAGAGTTACAGTACAAGCCATTTTTTATAGGGTATTAAAGGAAGGGCGCAAGGCCCTTCCATTATTATTATTATGCGAAGTTCTTAGCGTAGACAATCTCGTCACCTTTAAGGTAAGAGAAACCTAACTTGAACTGTCCCCAAATTTTATCAGAAGATAATTCAGCTTCGTACTTCATATCAATTGCGCGAACGTCATTGTACTCATCAGTCAACATTACGATGTTCTGTGCAGCAGCAATCATAAATTCGTTAGCAGGCATAGATGGGAAGTGAATAACTTCCATACCGTAGTAGTTCGGTACACCACCTTCTACAACACCTTGTGGAGTAGTAGTGTAAAGACCAGCGATAGCGATTTGGTAGTGTTGCATAGCAGCAGTTCCCAAGAAGATAGCAGGTTTGAAATCACGGTCAGCATCGCCGTAAACAGCAGCTAACATTACGTCACTCATTGTTTCGTAAGCACCCTCTAATTTGTCAAGGATGTTAGCAGAAGTCAATACAGCATCAGTATCGTAATCTAATACAGCAGCGTCAGCAGCCATTTCAGTAGTCAATGCAGTACCTGCAACAGTCAATGCTTTTTCAGCAGACAATTTTGCGAAGTAGTCAAATACCCAATCTTTAAAGTCAGCATCCATAGTTTCTGGATTGTTCTGACCTTTCTTTAAAAGAAGACCACGGTAAGAAGACTCAAGAGCGTTCTTACAGTTTAAGAAAGACCACTTGTAAGTAGTTACAGTCATTTCTTTTTCTCCGATTGTAGCAGCAGAATTGCCGTCAAAGACACAAAGGTCTGAACCGAAAGATAATGTAGCGTCAAAGATTGGTACGTTTACTTTAGCTTTAACACCGTCAACAAGGCGAAAACGGTTTAATACCGCTGCCGATTTTACCATAGTATCAATGAACAAGTCTGGACGACGGTCACCGTATGGCAAGTTTGATATTACTATACTCATTTTATTTTAATTTAAGAGGATTCGTTTAATTAATTTACAATAATTACTTGCGGTTAAAGAAGTTATTAA